ACACGCGCCATATTAGTACCTGACGTTTAAGAAATCATCTGCCTGTATTTGGTCTGGGTAGCCTTCCATAGCATCCATAGTACGCGCCTCCTTCAAACGTGACTCATACAGCGCTAGGATGCCTTGTGAGAGGTTGTTGCTGCCAGTAATGGCATATGCAGTCTCTCCGGCAAGACGGTGCGCTATGGCGCTTGAAAGCAGCGTATCGAACTGCTCAGAGTCAGTTAGGCGTGCAATGTATGTGATCTTGCATGTGCTTTCGTTAGTCAGAACCTTCCGGCCTTCAACCTTGAACATCACGTTGCTATCGTATGCAGCCAACTCATTATCAACATTACTGTTCCAAAATGACAAAACCCGCAGACAATATGGATCTGTGGGAAGCGTAAACTGGCTGTTAAAACCAAAGGCCGGCGCGTCAGTATCTTTTGCCAGCGTTTTGCGTGTAATTGCACAGTTCCAAGGATGCGCACGCAAGACATGATCTCTTACAGTCTCGTAGCGTCTGTTACACAACCGCGCTTCTTTGGAGTTTTCAGTGAGCGATGTAATGGTTGCTGCACCAAGCAAATCCATAGCTTCGTTACAAATATCAACGACTGATGGCATCACACACCTCTTAATGAAAAGAAGGGGCGGCGTACCGCCCCCTCAATGTTAGTTCACAACGTAGTGAATGATGAACGACATATCGCCAGCCGTTCCACCAGTTGCATTGAACGTGGCTGCTACATAGTAGTAACCGCCAGCGTCTGCACTTGCACCGGCATCCTGCCAAAGCTGCTGACCGATAGTGTTAATATCGGCAGCTTCAGTGCGGACATCAGCAACGGCTGTCGTGCCATCAGCAACGGCAGTGGCATATAGATCTTCATCTACAACCGTTCCGTCAGCCTGATACAGACCTACGTTGAATGTGCAGCTACCGCCAAGACCATCTGCTGCAACTTGCAGCGCAGTGATGGATGCGTTGGACGGAATAGGTGCCAGCATAACAATGTCATTGTCGGTGCTGTCACCCGCTGCCAGTGCGATTGAACCCTGTGCAACACGCAGAACACCATGCAACTCGTGAGAGTCACTGAAGACCTGTGGTGAAGCTTCAAAGTTAGCTACAAGAGTCGAGTTTTTAGTAGTCATGATTCATCTCTCCTCTTAGTCTGGGGTTTCGTCACAGAAGATCTGAACAACTTTGTCTTCTTCCATGCGCACCGATCCGATGCTCATGCAGTAGTAGACTTGAGTTGCGTAACCCTTGTCGGCGCGTTCATCAATGCGTGCACTGATGTCCTTGCCAATACCAAGAGTCAGACCGTCTTCTGCCCAAGCGAAACACTTACGAATGTCGTTAGCGTCCACGGACAGACGGTTGGACATGATGAAGCGGAAGCCCATAAAGGTATCCAGTTCACCCTGCACGAGAGCCTTCACAGTGTTGAAGTCGCTGCTGGTGACAGTTGTGTCGCCAAGAAGGTCTTCAATCTGCTTTGGGCCTACTGCAATGTAGCGCGGGATAGACGGGTCAACGTCGTTGAGGTCCATCTTACGCTTTGCTTCACGCAGCTTGGCAAGTGTCAGACCATCGTTAGACGATGCAGATCCGACAGAGTTTGCTGTTGCGTCAAGCGATGCACTGCCAGAACCGGTCTCTCCGGTGCTTGCTGCGCCTACTGCTGCTGCGATGATCACATCATCCATTGCCCGACCCATAGCTGCTGCTGCGGCGCGTGCGTAAGAAGATGTTGGATCAATGAGCATGCGTACCTTGTCCTGATCATCAATCAGGTCGGCATACTCATAATCAGCAAGAGACAGACGACGGCGGTCATGCGGCGTGTCCATCTGTGGTGTATCGGAATGGCGGCTGGTGCGCAGGGCAGCAGTTGCTGAACCGATTTGGTCGATAAAGGCATTTTTGCCAACGATATTCTCAGTGCGTACCGCATCACGCAGACGGGAACCCATCTGCTGTGAAAGCATCTGCACGTTAGCAGAATACTGTTGTACAAATGCCGTAGTGACTTGAGTAGACATTGGTCTACCTCCTAACTACAGTTTACATTTACACAAGTTGCGGTGTGCTACCCTTACGGACACTCCTGGCCTTTTTGGCCGGCGTCGGGCCTCCGTCTTTCCGGCTGTCATCAGGACGGCTTTCACCGCTACCCTGCGTCACCCATTGGTAGTAACTTTCTGCCAAATGGGATGGGTTCATGATATCACGTTGTGTGCCAAACTCAATCGCAATTCTAAGGCACTCTAATCTCAGTTCAATTTGTTCTTCATTAGTCATGGATCATACCCATTAACTCTTGAACACGCTGCACCGCTGATTGCCTTGCTGTGACGTTCTTGCTGTCCCAGTAGGCGTGGCTTTTATCACCCAGGATAGAATCAATCTCAGCCTGTGCTTGCTTTGGTGTAAGAGAGAAGTTACCCGCAGCCTCACCAATCGTATCTTCGCTTGTCACTGTGGTTTTAAAATCTGCCATAGCCGCAAAGGCTTTGATGAATGCAGGGTGATTACCAACCAGTGTGCCATCAGATAACTGCATGTTTAGTATTTCATCACCCGCAAACTCTTTAGCTGCACCAGATGCGGCGTTTATCTTTTGATCGTAGGTCTTGCCCCACTCACGACGCAACTCAGCCTCAGTGCTTTCAGCTTGCTCTGCTGCTATCTGCTGCATTTGTTCCGCAGAGTTAGATACTGTTGAACGATAATACTCAAGCACACCCTCTGCTTGCTGTGGTGTGAGCCTTAATTTGTGTGCAATATCAGCATATTGCGTGGCAATGTCTTCAGTAATGACGTTGCCATCTGCTTGGATTTGATAGCCATCGGGTGCTTCTGGGCGACCCAAACGACCATAAATATTATCCAAGTCTTCATCTGTTGGGTTTGTTGGCAGCGGAACCTTCTCTGACCCAATCAAACGCTGTGCGTTTACATAAGAACGCGCTAGATTTTCTACGTCCTTAATAGGGCCAAAGCTGGGATGCTCGCGAATATCTTCTGGTATCATGGTCAAGAAGTCGTTACCAGACCCGCCTTGCGCTACCTCTGCTGGTGTTTCCATCAGCGTAGCGTCTGACGTGGCTACCTGTTCAGCTACTTGTTCTGACATTTATTCCTCACTCATCATGTTGTAAATATGAAGGATTACTGCACGCTTTCCTTCCTCAAACGCTGTGGCATTTGCATCTCCCGCCACATAGCTTGAAACACGCCAGTTACAGCGTGCCTCAAGATCTCCCAAAACTTGTTTGCCGGCATGCTCACCAAATACATCTTTGTACATTTGGCGCAGCTTATTAACCTCCGCTACCATCACCTACCATCCTCACTGCCTGTGCTGCTTGTGCAGCCGTGTAAACATCTTCTGATTCTTGCTGACGCTGCATCTGCTCTTGTTCTGCCGCAGCACGTTGCTGGCGCTGCTGATCAATCTGCGCTTGCGGGAACAGCACTTCTTTTGGAACACCAAGCGTATCAACAACATGGTTGACCAGGCCATCTGGGTTGAGGTGATCGCCAACCGGCAAAGATTGTGAAAGCGGCAGCAAGATCTCCAGAGCCTTCATTGTGCTGTTAAGGCTGCTAGATTTTTGTGCGCGTGCCAGCGGTGATACATACTCAATGTCCACATCACGGCCTTGAAGGATCTCTGGCGGCTGTGCAAGCATCTCTTTACGCAACATTAGTGAGAATGTGCGGTCAATAAGTGGCCGCAGCATCTCATTCATCAAACGCCCCAGGACCGGCCCTATAACGCGCATCCGCTCTTCTTGACGCTGCACCACCTCTGTTGCCGTCATGTTGGGCGTTGCTGCTGACAGAAGCTGATCTACATAGAAAGCAGAACGAATGGCACCACGCCGCTGTTCTTCCATCTGCAAGCCAATAGGAATATTCGCGCCAGTGTTTAGGGGTGTTATTGTATCGCGCGTGCCGGACCTATAAAAATTGAGGCCACCTGGCTGTGTACGGACAGGGAGAAGAAATCCGTCGTCAGGAACAAGCAGTGGAGGATCTATTTGTTTCTGCGCAGCTTGGATGATGGTCTTTGACATCAAGTTAATCATCTTAACGTCAGGCAACGCCACCATCGCAGGTGACCGCCCCATCACTTCCCCTGTTGCCTTGAGAAAACGCGGGACAATGTATGGAAACTCTTGAAACCCACTGATAGCGACGGGCATCTTGGTTTCCATACAAATATAGACGGATGCAAACGGCATGTTCTTGTTGTCTTGCTTTGTTGGGTCACGATCATCTCGTGGCAACACAGCATGCAAAAGGGTTACCTCTTCATCCGGCTTCTTCTCAAATGTACGTTGAATAAACTTGCCTACGTTTTCTAGGCCAAAGCGTTGCACAGCTTGCCGTGCAGGGATCTTATACTTACGGAATACAGTATCGACCATGCCGAACTGATCTTCTGCAACATAAAATTC